CAATGGGTTTATCCTCTGCCAGTTTCTCAAGCTGTAAAACGGCGGTTTTTGTTAAATCTAACTTAACCATCCTTTTTTGCCTTTCTTTTTAGGTTTATCTTCTAATTCTCCCCCGACTTTTGGGTATTGATTCCAAGTCCTGCATTTATGACAATTGAATGATTTTGTAACCTCGTGTTCTTCTTCACATTTTTCACAATTGACTAAAGCCATTTTCGCCTCCTTTCTTATCCTGTATCTAAATATATATTATCATTGGTTGTAAGATAAACCAATCTACCTTTATTGCCGGCACTCGGTAATGCTCCAACATTTTCAACTTTAAATTCAAGAATTTCATATAAGTTCATATCAAGATTCTGGGTTGCCTGAAAATTAAAAACATCTTCTTCCCTTATTTGAGATAAAAATACATCAAATGTTGGTTGTGGCATTAAAAAGCACTCCCATAAGTTCCATAAGTTAAAGTTGTCCTATCAGTCCATGCTGTTGCGTAAGTCGTGTAAGTAGGATTATTCGCTTCCGTTGCGAATCTTATTGAAGTCCCTGAAGTTGTATCAATACTCTGAATATACCAGTCACCATCGGCATCTTCCTTACCAACGTATGTTAAAGTCGCACTGGGTACAGCCACATCGTTTGTGACATATTCCCCCATTGCGTTTGTAGTTACACGCTTTAAGACATCACCTATCGGATCATAACTTAAAAGTTCAACTACATTTACGCCAAAATCCTCATCATAAGAATTATTTTGAATATTTTGTTCGCTGTATTTAGTCTGGTGTGCGGGTTTTGTTGGTTGTGCCATATTAACTTTGTCCGAATTTCTGTATATTATGTCTAAGATTATCAGTATCTATAAGAAATTTAATATGGGAAGATAATACACCAAGTTTTACAATAGAACGGGTTTCTTTTCTAATATCCAATAACTTTTCCATCTTTTTGATTTCATCTTTTATGGTATCTACATTATTGGCATAAATTCCCTCATGTATTTTTCCTTTGAAATAAACGTCAATTAAACCTATTTCCTGTGCATATACATCCCAATTATCACCTAAATTAAATAAATCAACCGCCAATGGATGCCCATGCTGTGTCTGGTAATCAAGATAGGGAACTTCAACACTATCAACTATCGCTTGGCTTGTAGTTTCTTTGGCAATAGGGGTAATTTCCTCTTTTTGGGGTTCCTGCCGTGTTCTGAATGCGATTTTAGAATTGTCTGCCATGTTCCTGTTCCTGTTTTAATAAAAGTAATTGGTTTTCATAATATTTAAAAGCTCTTTGATCTCCTGCTCTTACCGCTTTGATTAACTTATCTCTTAATTCTCTCGAACCTTTGGTCTGATGGATAATGTCAGACATTGTTTTTTCCACCTTTTGCCTCCAATGGGTTGAAGGTTCTTTTTTGTATATTTTATATAGTTCCTCTAAGTCAAAACGTCTTCCTTGATCTAAGTTCATATTAAAAAGTAGTCAGGCGGCGGTCTGAAGCACCGCCCTTTCTACAATTGCCTCAAACTATTATGCTGCCGCAAATCTACCCGTGAGTATCCACTCACTATTAAGTATCTTTACAGCGTATGATCCTGCCCACGAAACGAAAGTTACTCGTCCTGCTGGTGAAGAAGAATCAACTGCGTTTGGTAGAATATACAGTTTTGGCGTATCTCTCTCCAAATCATAGACTCCAAAAGAATTTGAGCCGTGAACATAAGTATAAAATCTAGTAACTCCCGAAGAAGCCGTAGATGTTGCCTCAATTCCACTAGCCAAATCCTTATTTAAAAGCCATCTGACTCCATACAGTTCACCCATTTCCCCTTTGTAAAGGTCTTTTACATCGGAATAGGTTTTTGCATTTACCCAAGTAGTATCACCGATTAGCTTATATTTGCTATAAGGTTCTACTTTGCCAATATAAAATCCATCGGGATACTTCGTAGCTTTATTAAGCTCAAGTGTCCTTGTCATAATACGGATATTACAAGCGTCTAAGACGTCACCTGCGGTAAATGTTGAAACCGTATGACTATTACCATAGAAAGATGTACCATTTGTCAATTCCGCTCTGACCAATCGGTTGAGAGTTTCACCCATGTTTTGCCCGACAAGTTCAATCTTTTCCTTCATACCCGAATCAATAGAGACTACGGTTAAAAGTTTGGAATGAACGGTTGTCAAACCATACTCCGAAAGCGTCATAGAAACTGTCGAAGCATTGATCGCACAAATAACAGGGTTTGATGCTTCACCTACAGGATCGGTAATTATGGTTAATGGGTTGTAGCGTGTAAAATTCACGGAACGACCCTCACCCACTGGATGTGTACGAATCTGGCCTCCTTCTTTAAGGATTAATTCCATTTCAGCACGTGCCAGAAAGACCTTTTCGTAATAGGTGCTAACCTCCTGTGCCAGTGAAGTTGTATTACCCTCATTGACGATTGAGTCAATTTTTGTTCCAACTGCTGCCATTTACATCACTTCCTTTCCGGACTGGATGTCCAAGTGCAAAGTTCGTATCAGACGCACTAAGTTTGTACTATACCCAGTTCCTGTTCCAGTTCCTCGATAGTTTTCTCCCGTGCCGTTTTCTCTACCTTGCGGATAGAAGTCGGCTTTAGAGCACCTTGCGATACTTGCTTTGCTAAATTCTCGGAAGCCTCGCCAACTTCTTTTGTTACCGCCCCCTTATAGGGTTTCATCAGTTTATCCACAAACTTTAAAACCGATGCAGAATACGGATTGGCTTTTACATAAGCCTCTACCGCCTCGGTAACAGTTTCGGAAAGCTCGGAATTATAACTGTCGGAGTCAGGATCAAGTTCAGGATACTTTCTAACCGAATCCAAAGCTTCATTGTTAATCCGTCCGATTGCCTCGGATTGCTTTCTGCCCAGTTCGGCTTCAGCTCTCATCTGCTGAAGAATTTTTGCCTCACGCTCCGATTGTCTTTTATTCAGTTCGTTGACATCAATTTCCTCACCAGCGGCAATCAACGGCTCCTGCGGATTATATTGGGGTATTTGAAAATCCCCTGTGGTACTTCCACTTGTAAGTTCCGCAAGTTTCTCGGCTAAAGATTGGGCTTTTGCCTCGGCATCCTTGGCTCTGGTATTAAGTTCCCGAACTCTGGCTTCGTAGCCTTTTTTCTTGCTTTCCACTGTTTCGGTTGTTTCCCCTTCGGTTTCAGCCGTCACCTCAACTTCAGGTTGTTCAACTTCCCCAGCCGTTTGTTCTTGAGTTGGCGATTCCTCGGTAGCGGTTTCATCTCCGCTTTCTTTTACGCCTTTAGGCTCGTCCATTTAGACTCACCTCCTTTCACACACCTGTATCGTAATGTGAGAATACGATTAAGTTCTATTTTTAAAGAGCGGTCTGCCCTGATCGTCAAGGCCGACTAATAACTTATCCATACCGATATAAACTGCATGGATGAGTTCACAGCTTTTACAAATGCAATATGGCCCTTCTTGCCTCCATTCGTGGTGTTCATTCGGTTTAAAGATAAAATCCGGTTTCTCATAGATTTCCTCAATTGGTTGTTCCGTCTGGCCGTTCGACTTGAGATTTTGCATCCTGAACCTTGTTTAAAATTCTTTTAATGACTCCTTTTGCAAGATTAGCAACAATCGTATTTTTGCCTATTTCCTCAAAGTTTTGTCCCACTTCCATTGCTTTTTCATTTATGAAATCAAGCCCGTCAATTTGTTCCTGTATAAATTCTTCAAGTATTCTCCATCCTGCCGTTTGTGATATATGGTAAAGATGGCGTTCTTCATCGGTTGCCCCCGTTTCCTTAACCTTTTCATCACTTGCGATATTTACATTAAACTGAGGTTTTAAAGCCTCATTTACTTTAGGCACCAATTCCTCCTTGTGGTATACCCTGTTCCTGCATCGGCATTTCCCCGTTAGGCTGAGGAGGAATGGCGTTCATGTTTTGTCCCTGCATACCTCCCTGCATAGCCTGTGCAAACTGCTGGGCGTGACTGTCCAGTATGCTTTTGGCATTTTCTTCGGGTGTCTTTTCAATTAAAATCTTATCCCAGTCCTGAATACCGGAGTTTGAGATTAGACGCTTCATCAGCTCCCCGAAGTTGAAATCAAATCCCTGATTCTGCAAGGCACTTTCAAACATATTGCCCTGCGGTGTCTGGGCTTGAATATAAAGAATAATTAACTGTGTGATATTATCCTGCTGGGTTTTCTGGTCTGTAGCAAAAGTTGATCCTGAAACAATCTCATAATCATAAAGCACCGATTCGGTAGGCTTGATTGATATTTTGCCTGTTTTTTTGTTATAGATTTCGTCAATTTCGGGGTAAGAACGCTTAAGTTCGTTTATTTCATCCTCAAAAATACGGACGGTAATGGCACTTTTTTGTTTTTTGGAGATAAGGTTGACAAATTTCTTCATTACGCTTTTAACAAACTGTTCCATGTAGAACCTGTCGGCATTATCACGGGTGTTTTCTCTGCCTTGCTGAAGGGCAAGTGCTTTAGGGGTTTTACCGAATTCGGGGGAGGTTTCTGCGGTTGTTGCCGTATCGGTTGTACCGAAAAGATTGAGAATGGCGGCATTGGCTACCTGATAAGTGTTGTTAAAGGTTTCAATCCCTTTTGGCGAAAGCTGAATTGTCCTTGCGATGTTATCAACTTGATTTCTGCCGAGCCATTTTTCGGCTGGCCCCCATTTAAATGAGGATTCGGCGGCTACGTTGTCTTTATTTATCATAACGGGCGGGAAAATGGACATTTTAACGGCATCAAGGTAAAGATTCCAGACCGAATTTATGACCATCTGCATCGAACCGCCCCGTTCAAAGTCGGATAGTCCCATAAAGTCATCTAAGAGGGGAATTGAGTATTTGCATTTAACGGGAAGATCATTGTCCTCATGGGGATTTTTCTGATCCCGAAACTCCATGTCAGCTTCAAGCGAGTAATCCACCCATCTGTCGCCTTCATACTGGGTTAAGACTTCAAAATAACCCTTACCTTTTGCGGGAGCAGAGTCGGAATACTGGTTTTCCTCACGTTTTGAGACATTTTCGCTATCCCTTACGTGTTTTGAGCC